AAGTTCAGTAAGGGCAACCCCGGTGAACGCTTTGACTTTTCATTACAATTCGATGCGGCTTCTCAAGATCCCGCCCAAATGCTTGATCGTGTAAAAGCGATTGCCGAGCTAGGTGGAATGTTGGACAAGAATGGCACGCTTGATACCGAGAGGTTGCTTCAAATCGCAGTTGGACAGATCATGCCTGGTGCTGCGGAGAGCATAATGATTCCAAAAGAGACTGCATCCCAAAAGGCAGTTGAGGAAGAACGTCAGACTATTGCGGAGATATATGCGGGAGTGCCGCCAAATGTCCGTCCAAATGACGCTCACGAAATGAAGCTCCAAGTATTTCAACAGTGGTTACAACAACCCGACGTCACGCAAAAGGTTCAACAAGATCCTGCCTTGCAAGAGCGTATTCAGAATTACCTGCAACAAAGACAGATGCAAGTGACTCAGAAACAGAATGCTCAGATTGGCAGACTCGGAGCCGCACCAACACAGTTTGGGGAAACCCCAAGCGCATCATAGAAAACATCATGCCCTACGGAAAAGGTACATACGGATCGAAGGTTGGAAGACCTTCCAAGAAAGCAAAAGCAATGGCACGGAAGAAGATGCCAGTGAAAAAGAAAAAGATGCTGAAGAGACGGTGAGTGTTGAGTACCGTGGCGAAAGGTTCAGCGGGTACAACAAACCAAAGCGTACCCCAAAGCATCCCAAGAAGTCCCATGTTGTTCTGATCAAGGATGACGGTAAGGACCGTATGATTCGATTTGGCCAACAGGGTGCATCCACTGCGGGTAAACCCAAAGCGGGTGAAGGGCAAACGATGAAGAAGAAACGAGCATCCTTCAAAGCTCGGCATTCCAAGAATATCGCTAAAGGTAAAACCTCGGCTGCCTACTGGGCCAACAAGGTAAAGTGGTAACATGCCCAAGGACGCTTGCTATAAGAAGGTCAAGAGACGGGTAAANGTATTCCCTTCCGCCCGTGCTTCCCAACAGATTGCGAAGTGTCGCAAGTCCAAAGGCCAAGTAAAGAAGTCNNCCAAGGGTGCATCCTTAAAGCGTTGGAAGTCCGAGAAGTGGAAAGACACGAAGTCCGGCAAACCCTGCGGTCAGGGTGGAAAGAATGAATATTGCAGACCCACTAAACGAGTTTCATCCAAAACCCCTAAGACAAAATCCGAAATGAGTAAAAGCCAACTGGCAAAGAAAAAGCGGGAGAAGTCAAAGGTNGGGATGGGTAGAAGAGTCAAACCCGTAAGNAGAAAATAACATGCCCCGTAAGAAAAAAACATACCACGAAATCGATCCCGAAGAAGCGATCCAAGCGTTAAGCTTCCTCAAGGGTGAACCAAATTTTTTGAAGTACATCGAGATGCGCGAGTCAATGCGTGAAGAAGTAATTCGCCAACTCCAGGTTAAGGAGGTTATCGAATCCACGAATCGGCATTACATGCTCTGCGGTAAACTCGAAGCCATTGACGAGGAACTCGATACCTTTTACCGACTGTAACTTTTGTGCGACATATGGGGATGTGTATGCATACCCCCTGCGAGTCCCGCCAACTTGCAGGGGGTTTTTTGTTTTTAATTGTCTTGTAAGGTAATATGCCTTACAATTTGTAACAGCGAAAAAAGCGCTAGTAAACATGACAGTCGAATCAATCGAAGCCGAAGTCGCTACCTCTGAACCCGCTGAGAGTAGTGTAAAGCCCGACGAGGGGAATCTTACGATGGCCGAGTATGCAGCAAACTTGCTGAAAGCTCAGTCTGAGGAGGAGCAACCCGAATCACCCGAAGAGGAAACAGAACCTTCTGATTTAGCTGAAGAGTCTGAGGAACCGGAGGAAACACAGTCTACTGAGGAACCGGAAGAATCGGATCAAACCGAAGCCACCGAACCGAACACTGTTCTTTCTAAATTCAATATTGATCTGGACTCATTGTCCGAAGATGAAACCAAGGAACTCGCGAAGTCGCTTTCCCTAAGTGCAGTCAAACGCTTTGGCGATCTGACCGCACAGAAGAAAGCATTAGCACAGGAGAATGCAGAGCTACAAGCGCAAGCCCAAGCAAAGCCCGAACCTGCCAACAACGAGAGTCCTTCGTTCTTGAAAGACAATGCACTGCACAACGTTAACGATGTCCAAGCACTCACTAAAGAAGTCGANAACCTNACCACGCTCATCGAATGGGCTGAAGAAGGGTTGGAGAATGAAAGTGAGTACGACGATAACGGGGACGAGTACGTAGCCAAGGATGGGGATAAAACCTATACCAAAGCCGACCTTCGTAGAATTCGAGCAAACGCTCGTAAGGTTTTACGAAAGGACGCACCCGCGAGACAGAAATGGATCGAGGAACGTACGCAAAGTGATCAGCACGCAATTCAAACATTCGACTTCCTAAGTGATGGAGAATCGGAGGATTACAAGTTGTTCATGCAGGTGAAGAGTAACCCACTCTATCAACCACTAGTCGAGCATTTGCCCAACGGCAACTTTGCAGTCGGCTTGATGATTGAGGGAATGAAAGCACTCCAAGCACGCCAGGTCAATTCGAGTAAACCGAAACCAAAGCCCAAGGCTCCCGTTGCTTCAGTCGAAGCAGGAAGCGCCAAGCCAAGGACGGAGAACTCGCAACGAAAGAAAGCATTGGAATCGGCCAAGGCAAAATTTGATAAGTCCGGTAACATGGCAGACTACCAAAATTACATTAAACTCAAGCGGGCAACCGCATAATTTAAAAAAAAACAAGGAGGATATAATAGTGGCTCAATCAACATCTTATAACACCGCAGGGAACCGCGAAGACCTGACGGACGCAATATCAATTCTGGAACCAGAGTCTACTCCATTCATCAGCATGATGAGGAAGGGTAAAGCTACAGGCACATTTGTGGAAGTCCAAGTAGACCGTCTTAAAACTAGTTCATTTAGTGGAGTTAGTGAAGGCGAAGACGTCGGATCGTTTTCCAATCAAGCAGAAGACCGGGCGCGCATTGGGAATTATGTGCAGAAATTTAGACAAACTTGGAAAGTCTCTGATATTCAACAACTTGTGGATACTGCTGGTGTCGCAAGTGAGAAGGCAAATTCAGAGGGCAAATGTGTACGCCAGATCAAAAGAGATATAGAGGGGGCGTTTTGTTCCGCTCAAGATCGTCAAGCTGAAGCTGGCTCAGGCACGCCTTACAAAACCAGAGGTATGCTCAAGTGGCTTGGAGTTGGAGGTCAACCATCCGACGTTCCTACCTTTGCGCAGAACGTAGCTAACGACACCACTGGCACGCAGACCGAAGCAACCTTCAATAGCGTTCTTCAAGAACTCTACACTGCTAACGGAATGCCTGGTGGTCAACTTACCTTAATTGCAGGTCCAAGCCTCAAACAAGAGATCAGTAACTTCTCTCGTCAGCTTGCCGCAACCAACGGAACTTACGTTGTTAACCAAGATGCTGACAGCAAGAAGATCACGCTTTCAGTAAGCGTATATGAGGGAGATTTTGGTTTGGTCAATATCGTTCCTAGTACACTAATAAATAGGACGTCAGGCAGCGAAACCGTTGATGCTGATGCCGGACTTCTGATCGACCCTGAGTACGTTGCAATGCACACGCTCAAGGCTGAATCTTCACAAGAGTTGGAAGACCAAGGTGGTGGATCAAGAGGGTATGTTGACGTAATTGCTGCATTGTCCTGCCTTAGTCCTATTGCTCACGGCTTTTTTAACTGATAATCAATAACTTAGGAGATATAAGACATGGCTACCGCAAACGTAACACTCGATAACGCTCGCAAGAGTGTTCTCTCAAATCAAGAACGCGCACAAGGGTTCACTCACAAGTACACCATCAAGTACACCGACATTGACGAAGGCTCAGGTTCTTCCGATGATGTCGTTGTCGCTCTTGGTAACACACCGACTGACTTCGTTATCTCGAAGACACTGGTCAATACTCGCGTTGCATTCGCGGGAACCGGAGGCTTGTCGATTCAAGTCGGCACGGACGGTGATCCGAATAACTTCATCACTGCTACTAGTGTGTTGACCGCAGGTCCACTCATCAGTGCAATTGGTGCTGCTCCAGTGACCTTAGCAGGAACCTTCGCGGTTGCTGCCGATGCTCTCATTGCGACGTTCACAAACTCCTCTTCCGGTTCGCCATCCGCGCTTTCCGCAGGAGAACTCGACATCTACTTGGCCATGCACTCGGCCAACGACGTCGGTTAAATCGTTTTGTTGTTGTCCGGGGGGTGGCTCAATCGAGTCACCTCCCAGGACGCGACAAGCACAACCCAAACCCTATAACACTATGTCCGAAATCTTCATCCCAAAGTGGAAGAAAGACCAAGGTAATGGTTCGTCGTTTATGAGAAATCTTGAACGGCATTTGCGTTATGAAGTGGACCTCGAAAAATACGAGGCCAAGAAGCGCGAAATAGAATGCGGCAAGGAGAACCAACACGGTGGCGTAATCGAAGGCGTTGGACAACTGAAAGCAACCATCCCCGCAAGAGAATACTTTCGTTGGGCGCAATTTAAAGAGGGCTGTTGGGGGGATAAGCAATTCGTNAATGAGATNCATNCGCGATAATCCTTCTTTCAAAGCAAAATCATTTNANAAGAAAACCTTCCAAGGAGGCTTGGAACTAGCATGAGGCGAGTCGCGGTAAGCGTACTTACGACCAACCTGACAAACATGGTTGGCGTGGATGCTTTGCTCACCGCAGAGTCTACGGCAGCAGTTAGAAGCTTTAACCGCTTTGGACGCTTGGCATGGGAACGAACTGCGTGGCCCCTTGCTTCGCGGTTAACTCAAGTCATCCCCGATGTCCGTGTAAGAAGCGTAGACGTTGGGAGTGGTGGTGCATCTTATACCTCCGCCCCAACCGTAGCATTCAGTGGTGGTGGGGGTAGCTCTGCCGCAGGAACCGCAACAATTAATTCCGATGGTGAGGTCAATGGAGTTGCAATGACTAACAACGGCACTGGATTCACGGGAGTTCCCACAGTGTCCTTTTCGGGAGGTGGTGGGAGTGGTGCAACTGCAACTGCCAACCTCTTAGCTTACCTGGACTTTGGAACCACGATTGGCGAAATCTTTCGTGTGACTGAACAAGATCCCTATGGATTGGGTAATGCAAGCGACATCGCATTCCGAAATGTCTATGTCACCGGAGCGAGTGAATACGGAGAAGCAATCCTTCCTCAACGCTCATCCACCTCGCCTGTATGGGTGTACTACAGAAGTCCTTATCCGAACTACGCAAGCAACGCTACTGACTTCCCATACCTATTTGCCGAGTACGTGGTCCTCGGAGGATACGGGGACTTTTTATCGGCAGACGGCCAACAGGACAAGGCACAAGCAATTTACCAACAAGCGGAATCCGTCATGCAGGTCGAGTTGGACAAACTCGAAAGACAAGAGGGACAAAGCCAACCACTTTTAATAGAAACATACGGCACAACCATTGCCACAACTGCATAACATTATGGCATCTACAAGCGAATACAGAGGACTCGGTCTTAACGGGGGAATTTACATCAATGACACCAATGTCGCAACCAACGCGAACGGATGGTTTGCCATCCAAGCAACGGTTGCAACTGTACTTGCGGCCCAATCAAGTAATATCACAAACTTAGATGACATCTGTACCGGGCAAGACGCGACTGAGCTTGCTGCCGGAACTGTCCTGTACGGAAACTTTACGAGCATCGATCTTACGAGTGGTGCTGTAATTGCGTACAATATTTAATGTCCCATTCCGTCATATCACTTGGTCTAGGGTTGGGAGGTGGTAAGTCAGCCACTTCGTCGGGTAGACCTGCGGGTGGCTCGCCATATGCTAATCTTCTTTCGGCAAGCTTCGATGGAACAGATGACATATTAGACTGCGGTGATGATTCATCCCTTGAGCCTGTAAATCTCACGGTTTCAGCATGGTTTAAAGCTACAGGTTCAATAGGCGGTTTGAATTACATCGTCTCGAAATTAGGTGCTTATTATGGAACTTTTCACTTGCGTTACACAAATAGTAATAAATTTAATATTTTCTTAAGTGTCGGAGCAAGTACTTTAAAGCAGTTTAATTCCACAAGCACTTATACGCTTACTAATTGGAATCATGTAGCGTTTACATATGACAAGCAAAATGTAAAGTTATACGTCAATGGAAGTCTAGACGGTTCTACAGCATCCACAGATGATATACAATATGCTATCAATCCCGCCTCACCTTATGCAGGTAAAACTTTAGCTATTGGAAAAATGGCAGGTCCGTTCCCTGACCCTGCTGAAGGTCTAATTGACGAGGTTTCATATTTCGGTAGTGCGCTCTCAGCCTCTAATATATCTTCCATGTACAACAGCGGCACACCTACTGACATATCCGAACTTAACCC